CAATGGTTCGACTAAATGTTTCAGTACCTTTAATTTCATCCAATACCCTATCCAAATTATATTCTTTATCTGTAATAGAATAATTATTTGGTTGGTAATCTACTGGTGCTTCTTTGTCAATCTCTAAAGGATCTACATCACTTTCTTTAATGAGCTTAGTAATAGCTTGCGGGTTCTTTTTAGATAGATCAATTAAATTATTTAATCTACGTTCATCCAGAAGATTATTATTCTCCAACATCTTAATTAACTTAAGATTAGGTTTTAGTTTGGCCATTTGCTTCTGAGCACCTGCGCCCATCTGCATTAACCTAACTATATCTTCAGGTGATTTGACCTGCATAGTTGCACCATTAGCTTTGAATGGAGCTGTTACCTGGTTGTACGCATCCTCGTAATTAAAAGTATCAGTCTCTTGAGGTGTATCCTCAGGTGTGTCTGTATTCTTTTCATTACTATCTGCATCAACAGATTCTGAGTTAGTATCTTCAGCGAAAGGTTGAGCATCTGCTTGAGTATCCTCAGGCAAAGTGTCCAGTTCTTCCTCTGGAGTGTCTTCTTCAACAATCTCTTGGGTGTCGCCAGTAGCATTATCACTTTCATTACTAACAGTATCATTAGCAATGTCTCCTTCAGTCGTAACTGTGTCAGCCGATTCTTGTGAATCTTCTGTTGCCGAGAGTTCTTCACTATTCTTTTTTAAGAACTCATCATCTGAAAGGCCTAATACATTATCCATAATTAATTAACCTCCTCTGCGAGAATTTCTTCTCTGGTTTGTTCAAAATCTTTCAAACTAGCTTCCATTTCATTACCTCGACGAATAATCATATCAAAATAATTAGATAGACTACCTATCCCAGCAATCATATTATCAATGGAACGTTGCTGTGTTTCATCTAAATTAGCATTACTTTTAGCCATAACTAACCTGGCTGCCTCTTCTTTGAAATAATCATTCATAATTATTTCTTTAAAATGTTTATTCTCAGATAACTTATAAAAATTATCTCGTAGCAAAACTAGTTTTTCTGCTGTAGTTATCTGTATATCAACATGTTCTAAATCATTCATTATTGTACATTGTTTGTTGGTTGCGCCATATTTTGAAAGGCTAATTTATCAAGATCGGATAATCTACTATGATCTTTAGATTCCATATTTTGATTATGTTTTAACGAAGCTATTTGATTCTCATGTTCCCTTCCTACACCGGATTCTTGTTCTAAAAAGTCTAAATCTTTTAAGTCAGACTGACTATCTAATCCTCTAGCTTTAGCTATCTCAGTTTGAGTTTTAGCTGTTTTGTACTGAACATCTATAGCATTTTCTTGTCCTTTAGCAGTTTCATTAGCTATTTGTGCTTGTAATAACTGCAGTTCTAATTGTGCTTTCTGCTCAGCTAATGGATCAGGCTGAATTTGATATTCTGCAATTTGTTTAGCTAACTCAGGCATTTTCCTTAATCGGGCAATATCACTTAAAACCATCTTAGACATATCTAATGGTAACGAATTACCCATTGTTTGCAACATAAATGCTAATTCTTGTGCTTTTTCATTATCAGCTTCTGCAGTAGATATATTTAGTTTAATATCATATTTACCACCTAAATCGTCTCTATTAATAGCAACTAATTCATTATTAGTTATTCTTATAATTTCTTCATCATCGAGAAATTCAGCATTCATAGATATAACTTTTCGTCCAATTTGATTTAAACCGTCAGAGAGCCGTCTAAGGATACCTAATTCTCTTTTTGATGTAGCATCAAGAGCAGACCTAATTCCGGTTGCTGTAGACCCCAAAGCTTGCCCTGAAATGCCTTGGGTAAATGCTTTTATGCCTGTAAGTGATTCTGCTTCATTATTCTGCATATTTAACACTTCTAATGCAGATCTAGGAATCTCTGGATAAGTTTCCATATAGAAAGCAGACTTAGGATCTGTATTGGCATTAAACTTAAAGTCTTCCCCCCTTTCAAATTTCCTGGAATTAGTGATATCTAGGGCATCTTTACGAATACCTTGTTGTCCATTTGCACTTCTACCAATAACATCTATTATCCCTCTAGTTACTGCTCCGATAATCCTTTGGTTATCTTCTAACAAGTGAGCATCAGGTTCTCCGTAAATACTTCTTCTTTTAGGTAAATACTGAACTAAAACAAAAGGTAGTTCTTTATCCGGATACGGGTTTTCTTCTAACCTTAGAATAGTACTCCCTACCCATGAAGCAACAAATGGTACTACTTCTCCTGTATCATGTATATCCCAGTATCCCCAGTATTCTTTTACTACAACTTGTTTCCTGGGTGTATCCTGGAAAACAAAATTACTATCATCTGTAATAGCATGATCTGGTTCACTAAGAATAGAGTTATCATCAAAGTTAATTGAATCTAAATTCTTATACCTACCATCTTTTTTTAATTCTGAAAGGGAAGATTCGAAACTATACACTACAAACTTTGCTTCCTGTATATCTCCATTACAAGTAGGATCTATAACTATATTATTATAGTTACATACTTCTAGTATGGGTTGATTTTTGGTAGTAATAGTTTGTTCTTCTGTGTGTGAACCCACTTGTACTGGGAGTACAGGAGTCCCCTGTTGCATAGTTACTTCGTGAGCTTGTTGGACTTCTATAGGTATTTCTGCACGATACTGCTCGGGAGACTCCTGCATCATAGTATGTAACTGCTGATGCGTTGCTTCTGCGTCTGCAGTAGGTTGTAATTCAAAATCAGGAACTTCTACATCCTTAGTGGTTTCTTCAAACTCCCAACCTACTTTTACTATAACTGTACCTTCGTCTACAGCAGCTCTAACATACTCATCTATAAATTTAGTTTTATTTATTTTACAATTAATCTGGTAATTTAATACCTGCCCATTTTGGACAGCTGACTGCTTATCTTCAAAGGTAGCAGGAGCAGTGTTAAATAGATCATCTGTAGATAGGAAAGGTTCAGCTAATGCAGAATAACGCCATTCAGCTTGCTTTCTAACTAATTTAGGTACTATTCTACTTCTGCCTTTTTTAGCATTAATTACTTGAGTTCCCTCTAGCACATCTAGCCACCTATCTACAGCAGCAGTATGTAGTGTGTGTGCGGGTTTAGCTGCTGAATAGTCTTGCTTTAAATCAAGTAAGCTAGGAGGACTTTTCCAATCCACCAATTCTGCAGAATCAGACTCAGTAATATTTTTTATTCCAGGAGAAACAATGGCCATTAAACAACTTCAGTTATAATATTTGGATAAGCAGCAGGATTATCTAATACAAAATTATTTATTTTATACACTTTTAATCCGTCTATAATAGAGTGATACTCCATTTGGTTTTTAAATACATGGGTGTCTACTGCCCCGTCATATATAACACAATATATATTCTTTTCTTTTACTATGTTAGTTACAAAGTGTCTCCATACATCTGCAAAATTAAATTTATCTCTTATCTGCTTACCTATGAATATGCCTATCACTATAGATCCACTTAAATCTACACTATAACCGTGTATTAACGTAGCTTGCCCTTTTTGTATATAGTTACATTTACCAGATGTTATTGGCATATATTGTAACTCTCTAAATCACTAAAACTAAGATTAATAGTTGCAGTATCAGCAACCACATCTTTAAGTTCTCTTAATGTTACATCTTTTTTAAGTAAAAGTGCATCCACATCTACTAAATCAAAATCAATATTAAACATCTCAGAGAGCCAACCAAATAACATAACTAATTCTAAACTATCGTATTGTGCACTAGGTAGCGTAGCATCTATATCTACAACTGGTTCTGCAATTTTTTCATTAGTAAGAATGTGATTAAACACACACATAAACTCATCATCTGAATATGTAAAAGTAGGACTATTAGCATCTGCCATATCTAATACGACCACATAGTAGGTCTAGGATGTTTATCGTCAGAGAGTGTATCAATATGTATAAATCTTTTAGCATGTGGCCCTCTCTGCGATATACCTACTCCACTTACACCGTGTTTCCTAGCAATGTCTATAAGTCTCAGTGCATCAGCTCCAGATATTAAAATATCACTAGCCATAGTACCATTACTCCTAGGTACATGCGGCCCATTACTTCCAGTTGAACTTACCTCAGAATTCCTCTT